TCAGCTCATGTTTTGTTGTATAACGTTACTTTTCTCAATGTTCTCTAGAACCTCGTCGATGAAAAGCGAACGATAGTGCGGACATTCCAGTACCCCCTTTTCTTTCGCTTCCCGGTACACCTTGGAGAACAGTTTTGCTTTCTCCTTGTCGGTGGTCGGCAACTTATCTATGGGAGTGGTAAGAAACCGACACCCCCAGCCTTTGCAGGTAGGGGTGAGGGAACAATGGTTTGGAGTTTTCCACTGACATGAGCATTCGGTAATTATTTGATTCATATTTGCTATAATCGAATTGACATCAATCTTTGTGCTCATACATGTCTATTGTCTTGAAGAAATCATCCTCGTAATTATAGATGTCATCTAGGGTTTCAATAACATGTTTCACATCTTTCTTGTTTTCATCAATAGTGGCTACATACTTAGTGGCTGTATTGAAATACATACGACAAATAGGTTTGCGATTGTTGTCATCAAGCAGAATACTGAAATAAGTCTGTGCATCACGATATACTATGCGGGATATATCTACTTTCTTTCTACAGATAGCTTTTACAATTCTGTATGCATCTAACTCTTCTTCTGTAGTGACAATCTTGGATTCTGTATTTACTTCTTCTGTAGTCTCTTCTGATGTGTTTCCACTGTTTTTTGTTTGGACTGTACAGGTTCGGGATTGGAGTCGTTGACAGTTAAAGCCCCTTTCAACCGTTCGTTAATAATATCGTTGATGTGTGAAGAGATGGCACGTTTGACTAAAGGTGTGAACTGATCTATTATGTTTTGAAGCATTCTACCTTCATAAACTTTTGTAGCAAACATTTTTACGAAATCAGTGCTAGGAGAGGAGAATTCTTCTTGTATGATAGCTTTTAGTTCTCCCATATATTTTAATTCACTGGCTGAGTTCAGAATATTGTCCACATCAAAGTATGATTTATGGAATTTTTTCAGTTCCTCGATTTGATTATCCCTTAAATCCGTAATATCCACTTCCAAAAAAGGCTTATCATCCATTATATTGGGTTCTTTCAAATCTGTATAGAAGCGGTAGATAATTCCATTGGTCAAAAGTCCGAACTTAGCTTTTGATACGTTGAAATAGCGTAGTAGTTGGTTATCATGTAGGTTTAAATCTTGCTTCCAATGCTTACATTCAATCAGCAATATAGGCTGGTCGTCCTTCATGATGGCATAATCAATCTTTTCTCCTTTCTTGGTTCCAATATCACATGTCATTTCGGGGAGTACTTCTAAAGGATTGAATACATCATATCCGAGAGCATTAATAAAAGGCATGATGAAAGCATTTTTAGTTGCTTCTTCTGTCTGAATGTTATCTTTCAGCTTTTCGATTCTATCTGCGAGCTGTTTAATAGTGTCTTTAAAATCCATAGTATTTATTTTTAGATTGATATTATAATCTCATGCTACGTTCAACAACCTTAATTACATTATATATCTCTACTACATCGTCAAGATTGACGGTATAATCATTGAATAGTTCATTTAGTGAATGACAAGTGATATTTCCGCTATCGTCCTGCGCTGTGATTTGCTTAATGGATATTCCTTTTGTTCGATGTACGATGACGAAATACCAGTCGTTGATATGAAGCTTAGGGAGCCATAAATCACGTCTTACTTCCCTGCAAAGTAGCTTGTCCCCGTCGCAGATAGAATTACGGCTGCCATCATCCATACTATCGCCTTCTGCCTCAAATATGCGGTATTTTCCGTGATAAGTTTGGTCTACAATAACCGGCATTGTCGGTAGGGTATTTATGTATTCAGCATCTCCGTATCCGGCAAGATAACCGCATTGTGCTTTGATGTGTATAACAGGCACATTCATATAGCTTAGGTCATCTACTTGACGGGCGTTGGAGTGGAATGTTTGGGATTGGGTATCGGTAAGCATATCCCCTTCGCCGGTTAGTAGCCATTCTAAATTATATATAGGAAATGCACTAACTATCTTTTCACATGTTGCACGTGAAGGTGTACGATGCTCATTAATAATGCGGGTGATAGTTACATTATTAGATATACCAATAGCTTTACTGAATGAATTCTTATTCAAGCCTTCTTTTTCAATAATTAATTCAACTCTTTCCCAAGCTTCCATATTTGAATATACTAACAGTTAGTTAAATGTTGTAAATAAACTAACTTTTAACTGGTGAAAGTTTGTATTTATACTAACTGTTAGTATCTTTGCAACATCAACAACGACTTCAACAGCAAAGATGCGAAGTTTGAGTGAGATTACCAAATTATTTACATACCTAAAAAGGAGTAAGACAATGAAAAAAAGAGATTATGAATTGGTAAAGAATGGCAAGTATAACAGAAGAGCAATTATGCAGAGAGCTTATGTATATATGCGTAATTACAATTACTCTCTTTCAAGCGCCTTAAAAACGGCTTGGTGTGATGCTCATCTGAAAATGGATGAATATAAAGTACAGATTGCTCCTAAGTATCAAGATTACCCGAAATCGGCTAATAATTTCAGACAGGCTATGATTGATTTGAATCCCACTTTAAGAAGCTACGATAGCTCTTGGAGATAATATAAACAAAGCTGCAGAAAAGGTCAGTGCTATACCGGTGACAAAAGCCGCGAGGGTTCGTAATGGCAAACGAACACTTTACCCTTCACCGGGCAGCTTTCCCTATTCGGTGATGCGTTACGCCGAATTTCTCTATCCGGTCTTTGAGCCTACCCTTTGATGGGAGATAGAGAACTGATATGAGCTCGACATTCGGGCAGGAGAGGCGATACTCCGCAACAACACACCCCGAAAGACTTGGAACTGGTGACAGCAGAAGCAGACTTGAGTAGGGTTACGGGTGCAGTCCCGGTGAAATCTGCCGCAGTTCGTACTGAGAAAGGTACAGGAACTCCGAAGCATACCCATGTAAACAGATAGTAGACTTGTCCTTGATTGTGGTGGGGTAAAATAAAGAAGTCGACATGCCCCGAACGGTTATGCAGTGAAGTATAGTAGCTGATAACTCCGGTGGGAAGAACTGAGAGAGTTTATCGGGGCACGAATATTAATTAAAAATAGAGAGAAAATGAATGAAATAATAGATTACATTAAGGATTCACCAATTGAGTATGCAATTGATGCCTTGTCTGTGAATTATGTGATACAGACTATCGTTCAAATGGTACTGTTTCCCTTTGTACTATACTTTTGTTGGAGGGTTTTTAAAAAGATACTTCGTAACATGAGGAATAATTAACAGAAACTCCTTACAATAGTATACGCAACCAATGCGATGATAAACAGCAGGAATGAAACATACGAGCCTTTTTCGCAAAATACGAAAATCCTTCTTCTTGGTATGCTTTCATATACGTAAGCTTGACCGTGCGGTAATTCCCCGTTATGATATTTTCTTAGGTATTCCCGATAGGTGCGCACAGCTTGATTGCTCAACACTCTATTCTCGTATAGAGATATTCCAGAGAAAAGGATACAGAGTGCATTTACGCATATTGCAGTCACAAGGAGAACCTTGTTGCAAAGACTGTCCTCTGAAGGACTGCTTAAAGAAATGATTACCGCAAAGGTGGTTGAGGCTACCATTAAAAGCGTTGTTTGTATTTTGAATACCCATTCGGTTTGTTCATCCAGAGAACGCATATATAACCTAATTAGATTTCTTTCCCAACTCATATTTACTTAATTTTTTGATTTGACACTTCAAAGTTAAGTAAATCTCCCGAATAAAGCGTGATGCTACCAATCGAATTGGTTCGGGAGAACTCAAATATTAATCATTAAAATTTTATAGCAATGAAAAAGAAAATAATCACAGAAAACTACACGCCGGCTTTGAGAGATATGGAAGTAGGAGATATTCTTACTTTCCCGGTGAAAGCTTACAATTCTATCAAAGGTACATTGATTCCCCGATTGAGATTGGAACTTTGCGTAGAAGATGCAGATTGGAAAGTAGGAGACATTGATAAGAAAAAAGGTCTTTTTGATGTAGAAAGGGTTGCGTGATGGTTTCCCTTTCTCCGGCGGAAATGCTTGTTGCAAATGAGTATTGCAAGGGACTTGCTGACAAAGAAGTGGCCGACAATCTGAGCAAGTCTGTTTGGACTATCAAGACACAGAAGCGGACTATCTATCGAAAGTTAGGCATATCCAAAGATACTGAATTGCTTCTGTATATGATTTGCGGCAGGCTGAAACGCAATTTCGATTTGAATGAGTTACGGAAGCATGGACTTGAGTTTTTATTCTCCATTCTTTTCATAGTAATGCAAATAACTTGTAATGATATTGATATGCGGAGAATGAAAACGCCCTCACGAGTGCGGACTACAATGCGCTATATAAGAGTAGGGGGACGGAGTAATAATAATTTTAATTTTTTGGCAGCATGATATATGAGGTAAACGGTGATTTACGCAGTTCTATGTTGATTGATGGGACAGCGGAGGCAAGGTTGGCAGATATACTTACCATCATGGATAAGCGTACATTTCCTAAGAGGGAATCAGAAAGAATAGTAGGTGGCCCGGGGAGATTGAAAACTTTGGTAAGTTCTCGAAGAGTGAGAGTTGAGTACAAACCTAATGGGAGAAGTTATTACAATGCTTCAGATGTATTGAGTTTTGCAAAAGTAAGAAAAGGAAGAAACCATGAAAAGAATAATTCTCAACGTGCTATTGCTTAATATATTGGCTTTGCCTTGTTTGGCAATGTTCAATGATGTTGATCCGGTAACAGGGGACTGGAACTATACTGTTAATCTTTTTGGTATAGTGTATTCTGTTTGGTTCTATCACAAAGTATTAAAGAAGATAATAAAGATATGAACCTCAGCGGAGGAAGTGCATTACACAAAACTTATTTAGTTAGATTGCTGTCTGCATGGTCTGTGAAGATATAGCAGGCAGAAACGGGTAATTAGCTCAGTCAGGTAGAGCGGTACATGATTATTTAATGTTGGTAATTTGTCATGGTATTATTTAAAGGTTTCATTCATGTACAGGTCGTGGTGTTCAAGTCCCACATTACCTACAAGCTTTTTTATGTTTAACCAATAATGCCGACGAAAAGGACGTCGTAGGGAGAATGCCCCTATTTGAGTTTTATACTTTAAACTATCTTGTTAACTACCCTTCCCGGTGTGGCTTGGCCGCCTATCCGGGAGCAATGCCCAAGCGAGGGCAGATATAGTTTAGTATTTTTATTTGGTTGTGCTGAGGTGTTCTGTCTGTGAAGATAGTACACCTTTTTTATTCGGGAGTTCGGTGTAATGGCTAACACGCCTCATTCGAGGAGACTGACGGTTCGAGTCCGTCAACTTCCACGACATTTTTTATTAACCACATAAATTTTATCATTATGAGTTTGATCAAGAAACCTAACGAGCTGACTGTTAAGACTACATTGTCAGCACTGATTTACGGACAACCGGGTATGGGAAAAACGACATTGGCATTATCAGCCCCGAACCCTGTGCTGTTTGATTATGACGGTGGTATTCATCGCGTCAATGCTGCTCATCGCGTACCCACTGTCCAAATTACAAGCTGGGATGAAACGAACCAAGTACTTGCTTCCGAGGAGATCCAGGAGTTCGACACAATTGTGATTGACACTGCCGGAAAGATGCTCTCTTTCATGGATAAGGCTATCATGGCAGCCAATCCGAAAATGAAGAAGGCTGACGGTACTCTTTCCTTGCAGGGCTATGGGGTACGAAAGAATATGTTCATCAGCTTTGTAAATCAAGTTACCCTCATGGGTAAGTCTGTTATCTTCGTTGCTCATGAACGGGAGGAGAAAGTCGGTGATGAAAAACAGATACGCCCGGAGATTGGCGGTTCATCTGCCGGCGACTTGATTAAGGAACTGGATTTAGTCGGCTACATGGAAGCCATTGGCAAGGATAGAACAATTTCCTTTGACCCATGCGAGAAGTTCTATGGTAAGAATACTTGTAATCTCTCTTCACGTATAAAGATACCTGTTATCATTGATGCGTCTGGTACTGTTACGGGAAAGAATGATTTTATGACGAACATCATTAATACTTACAAGGAATATCAAACAAAGCAAACTGAGTTGTCTTCCGAATATGATAAGCTTCTTGAAGTTATTCGTGATATGGTGGAGCAGGTGACTGATATGCAGTCGGCTAATGAGGTACGGGAAGCGATTGCGGGTATGAACCATATCTTTGACAGCAAGGTACGGGCCGGTATGATGCTTAATGAGAAATGTAAGCAACTCGGGTTGAAATTTAATAAACTCAGCAAGAAGTATGAACCAGCCGCCTAAGTACAGACTTTACCCGTCGCTGCTTGATAAGTTCGAGCAGTATCTGCGGGCGGATGAACAGGTTGAAAGTTTTTGGAATGTCGACAATGAAACGGGGGAATACAAGAAAAGCCCCGAAGAGATTGAGGCGGAGCTCAAGCAAACTCTGCTTGATGCGATAAACCGCGTTCCATTTGAGAGTGAAGCGGCTGATAAAGGAACGGCATTCAATGCTATTATAGACTGTTATATCCATAGGAAAAAGCATATTCCAAATGAACGAGAACCATATACCATTATCGGTGATGAAGAAACCAACATTATCCAAGTTGATTTTCCGGCTACGGATATAGCGCCTGCCCGTCATTTCTTGTTTGACCGAGCATGGTGTATCGAGCAGTCGAGATATTTTGCCGGTGCATTGTCTCAGGTCTTTGTCTCTGCCATTATCTCCACCCGTTACGGTGATGTGGAACTTTACGGGTTTATAGACGAACTTCTCCGAGATACTGTCTATGACATCAAATCAACATCCAAATATGATTTCGGCAAGTATGAACATGGCTGGCAGCGGCATGTATATCCTTACTGCCTGATTGCTTCCGGTCAAATGGAGAGTGTGAAAGCTTTTGAGTACACTGCTTATCAGTTGAAGGGCGGTACGAGTCGTACACCGCTAATCAGCGGAACGCAATATCCGGAATACTACACCTATAACCATGAACAGACGGTTAAACTGTTGACCGCTCATTGTGAGCATTTCATAGAATTTCTGGAAGTAAATCGGGAGTTTATTACGGATAAGAAAATATTTGGGTTAGAGTAATGGCACAGGAAGCAATTCTTGAAAAGGTTAACGGCGAAGTACACATAAGCAAATCCTTTGATTTCATGTGTTCCCAGCTTCGTAATGGTCGGTATCGTGTAAAAATCGAACGGTTCACAGAGCCTCGTACACTATCGCAAAATGCGCTCATGTGGCTTTGGTTCACTTGCATCGAGCAGGAAACCGGAACGGATAAGCAGGATATACACGATTACTACTGCAACCTATTTCTGAGGAGAACTTCCTATATCAAAGGCAAAGAAACGGTTGTTGCCGGAAGCACATCGAAACTCAATACAGTGCAGATGACAGACTTTTTGAATAAAGTCCAGGCTGATGCCGCTGCCGAACTGGGAATAACACTCCCTCTTCCGGCTGACCGTTACTATAACGAATTTATCAACGAATATCAAGACAGGAGATAAAAATGAATATCACAAAAGCAAAAATAACGAAAGACAACACGCTTGTTGCCACTTTTAAGAACGAGAATGAGGATAATGTAACCGTTGAGGGAAAGAATCTTATCCATAAGGATTTACGTGCTGCATTTGATGAACTTATCCCTCACCTTGCTTTCCTCTGCGAACAAAAGGAAGCTGACGGCAAAGATTCCATAGATGAATTGCCGGAAGAAATCTTTTCAACATTTGAGGTTACCGGTTATACAATTGGTGGTTCCGATGATAATATCGGGATTACTTTAGTCGGTAAACGTTTCTTAAAAAGTAAAAAGGTGCTCAATCTCATTGCACCGTTTACCATGTTCAACAATGAGAACGAGGAATACGAACACGCCTTTGAGTTGCAGCAAGCCATTGATGCTTGTAATTATGAAGTAGAACAGTATCTGACCGCAAAGAAATGGGCAGTAGTTCAGCAGGAACTTCCATTTGATGAAAGTACCCCGACTGATATAGGGGCTGACCCAGTGGGGGACGCTACTTTTGAGGAGGAAGCTAACGAGTTCCTCAAACAAGTGGCGGAACAGACCGGTACTACTTTGATTGTGGACGGTAAGAAAGTGAAACCGCGTCATTCACGTACTAAGAAAGTCAAAGAAACGGCAGCTTAA